AAGGCAGAATAATGACCCGTAAATATAGCTCGACGTCGGTAGAGACAACTCTTGCGGCAGGTGTTAACAGTTCTGCCACAAGCATTTCAGTAGCAGCAGGTACAGGATCTGCCCTAATGGGTGGTGTAACCCTTGCTGCAGGCAATGTAGACTCATTTGGAATAGCCCTTGACTATGACACAATCAATGAAGAAATCGTCTGGGTAACAAACGTATCCGGAGATACGCTTACTATCGTCCGTGCTCAAGCAGGAACAACTGCTATTGCACATACTGCAGGTGCTTCAGTTAAGCACGTCTTCACCGGAGATGATGCAACATTCTTTACGGCAGGAGTTGCAACTGCTAACGCTGCAATTCCAAAGTCTACAGTCACAGCAAAAGGTAACATCATTGGAGCAAGTGCTGCTAGCACACCAGCTGCATTAGCAGTAGGAACTAATGGACAAGTATTGACTGCTGACTCAACACAGGCTTTGGGTATCAAGTGGGCCACACCTGCCGATGTCAACATAGTCTTTAATGCTCAGACTGGCACTACTTACACCTTGGTAGCAGGCGACCTTAATAAGTTGGTTACCTTGTCTAACGCTAGCGCTATTACTTTGACTGTGCCTAACGGGGTCTTTACTACAGGCCAGCAAATTAACATTCAGCAACTGGGCGCAGGACAAGTCACAGTAGTCTCAGACGGAACAACAGTTCTTACCTCAACAGGTGCTACCGCTACTGCTCCTAAGTTACGAGCGCAGTACTCAGCAGCAACCATTATCTGTACATCAAGCAATAACTTCACAGTGATTGGGGACCTATCCTAATGCCAGCCTATAAAGTACTAGCGCAGTCAGCGCCTAGCGCTGCAACTGCAACTACCTTGCTAACGGCAAGTAGCGCAACTATCGTATCTACACTGCAGGCTGCCAATCGTGGTGGTACTCAGGATGCTGTTCGCATCGCAGTACGCCCTGCGGGAGCAACGCTTGCTAACCAGCACTATATTGCATTTGATGTACCTCTTGCTGCTAACGCAGTGCTTTCCTTACAAGGTGGAATTACCTTGGCTAATACAGACGTTATCACTGTGTACTCAACAAGTGGTAACACTTCATTCTCAGCCTTCGGATCGGACGGGAACTAAATGGCTCTTAATATCGTAGGCGGTACAGTCAGTCCGTCAACACCGCTAACTATTGACCCAAAGACTAGCACCACATATACCTTTGTGTTGCAGGATGCTAATAACGAACTGATTACAGCAAGCAACGCTTCTGCTCAGACTTATTCAATTCCAACAAACGCCTCGGTGGCGTTTCCCATCGGTTGCCAAATTAACATAATCCAAATCGGAGCAGGACAGGTAACCATAAACGCAGTGACCAGTGGTACAACAACTGTGTTGTCAACCGGTGCCACAGCTGCTGCACCTAAACTAAGAGCGCAATATTCAGTGGCCACATTGATTAAAGCGGGAACCGATCTATGGTATGTGACAGGTGATATAGCGTGAGTCCAATACTTGGTATTTTTGCTTCTCAAGGCAGGGTTGCTGCCAACTCTTATGAGTCTATTGCGACCACAACAGTAGGCGCGGGTGGAACTAGCACAATTACTTTTTCTTCAATCCCTAGCACTTATAAGCATCTTGAAATTAGAAGTTTTGGAGCAAATTCTGCAACCAACAATCAATATGTAAAGTTGGTTTTCAATTCTGACACAGGGGCAAACTACGCAGAACATCATTTAAGTGGTAATGGTTCTACGGCCAATGCAGGTGCAAATACATCTTTTAATAATGGTGGTTTTTATTTTGGTATGGGCTTGCCAGGAACTGCACTAAGCAATGTATTTGGAGCAGGAGTTACTTCAATTTTAGACTATGCAAATACAAATAAATACAAGACAGTCCGCTCATTAGATGGATTTGATGGCAATGGTTCTGGTGGAGTAGAAATTGTCTCAAGTCTTTGGCAATCAACATCTGCTATAACATCCATTACATTAACAGTAAATGGTGGTAATAACTTTCAACAATATAGCCAATTTGCACTTTACGGGATACGTGGATAAAAGATGAGCGATTGTATAATGTGGCACAAGTCTAAAAAAGACACAGGGTATGGACAAACATTCTTTCGTGGCAAAGTCACAAAGGCACACAAGGCAGTATGGATTGAAGCCAATGGAGATATTCCTGAAGGATTCGTACTAGACCACATCTGCCACAACGAAGCAGTAGAACGCGGTGAGTGCAAGGGTGGCTTTACTTGCAAGCATAGAGCTTGCATCAACCTAGATCATCTACGCCTAGCATCACAGTCAGAGAACGTAATGGCTGGCGTGCATAACATTGATAATCGTAGCCATTGTAATCAAGGGCATCTATTCGAGGGGAACATAATGGTTCGTAAGAACGGAAAGCGCGAATGCGCTGAATGCAACCGAGTCAGAGCGCGGGTTAACTACCGCAAGAAGGTTGGTGCATAATGCCAGCAGGAAGCACTTACTCCACAATAGCGACTACCACAACAACCGCATCGCAGGTTTCATACACATTTTCTTCAATCCCAAGCACTTATACAGACCTCATACTCATAGTTAGCGGCTTTGGTGCGACAGTAGATGGCAACGTATTCGTATGCCAAGTAGGAAATGGATCAGCAGATACAGGCACTAACTACTCATCCACTCGAATATCAGGAAATGGCACAACCGCATCAAGTGGTCGGCGCACTAGCGTGAATCGAGCATTTCTTTCTGATGGTACGGGATTCCCTAACAGTTCAAGCCAAATAAGCAATTACATTGTTCAATTTATGAATTACTCAAACACCACAACTTTTAAGACAATTCTTTCAAGAGCCAATGTTGCAAGTGGTACTTATCCAGGAGCAGAAGCGGCAGTTAATCTATGGCGTTCTACTTCTGCCATTGACACAATCAAAGTATTTCCAGACCCAAGCGAGACATTTGCGGCTGGTTGTGTTCTTACCCTCTACGGAATTGCGAGCGCATAATGCCAAATACATTTGAGTTAATCGCATCTAGCACAGTTGGAGCAGGTGGGGCGGCTAGTATCTCGTTTAGCAGTATTCCTAGCACTTACACAGATTTAGTGCTAAAGGTATCTGCTCGAAGTAATACAGCGAACGCATCTAATGGCTATTACTACCAAATGACTATTAACAGCGCGACAACTAACCAATCCACGCGCTACATCAACAGCAACGGAACTGTCGCACAGAGTGGTAATTTTGCTCGCATCTTTGGTTATTGCGCTCCATCTGATTCGACAAGTAACACATTTGCAAGTGATGATTTTTACTTTCCAAATTATGCAGGCTCAACAAACAAATCCTTGTCAGCCGATTTAATCTGGGAGAACAACGCTACCACATCCAATATGAGTATTTTGGCTGGGTTGTGGTCACAGACCGCAGCCATTTCATCCATCAGTATTGCCCCTGCTGCTGGTTCTTTTGTTCAATACTCAACCGCTTACATCTATGGAATTATCAAGTCTTAAAACAAACTAAGGAGAAATAATGTCACGTCCAACCCGTATTGAAGTTGATTGCTCAACTGGTATTGAAACCATCATTGAGTTGACCGACGCAGAAATTGCGCAGATGGAAGCAGATGCTGCAGAAGCAGCAGCACGCAAAGCAGAAGAAGAGGCTGCCCTTGCTGCAGCTGAGGCTGCTAAAGAGTCTGCACGTGCAAAGCTCGCAGCGCTTGGCTTGACTTCTGACGAAATCGCAGCACTTTCTAAGTAATAGTTAATTTACTTTTACCCCACCGACAGGTGGTTCTTTGTCGTACCCAAAAACAATTTAAGGAGAAGTAATGCCCTACGGATCTGACGTCAGTGAGCGCCTACCTGCGGTCCTCTCAAACCCTGCAGGCAGTACAACCTACACACCAACTGGGTATGCCTACGATATCGCTATTGCAGGTCTGCCATTCTTTATTACACCGCTAGATGATTCTCCTTATCGTCGTGTAACAGCGCAGTACCGAAAGAATCAGTTTGATACTAGCCGTGAGCCAGGTGAGCAGTCGCTGACTGGTTGGTGGCTACGTTCACAGTCTTCATTCCACTTCGGCCAAGGCATTAAGTTCTATGAGCCAGCACAGGATGAGTCGCTGCGCTTTCAGTACAACGAGTCCAAGGGACTAGACGTATGGACTAAGGGACAGGCAACGCTACTAAGAAAGGCGTTTAGCCAGCACACAGTTACAGGTGGCATCCGTACCGATGGACGCCCTTGGCAGATTGCACGATCCATCCAATGGGATAAGAACAGCATTACCTATAACGGCATCTTGTTATCTGATGAGTATGACGTGGATAAAGTCTTTCCAAAGATTACTGTATCTATCAATAACAAGGCTTTAACTAGCAACGTAGCAACACTGACTACCACTACAGCGCACGGCCTATGCACTGGTATGCAGATAACTATTAGTGGCGTAGATGCTACCTTCAATGGTGAGTACCGCATTACAGGTGTGCCAACTACAACCACATTTACCTATGCCAAGACAGCCAGCAACGTAGCATCAACTGCTGTATCGCCTGTCGGTACAGGTGTAGCTGAAGTTATTCACTTCATTGACTACAACTCAGGTGCAGACTATCCAGTGCAGGCTCTCTGCGATGATGGCGTATACGCATACTGGGTAACTAACGTACTTAACGCTGGTACCCCACGCCTTAGAGTCTACAAGAAGTTGCTATCTGATGATGCTTCTGTATCTCCTACTTTGATGATTAGCGCAAACACTATTACTGTGACCAACGCTGTAATGGAGTACACCAAAGAACGTATCGTAATGTGCGTCAACGATAGCGTCTATGAGTTTGCTACATCTGCAACCACACTACCTACTGCGGTCTATACACATAACGACCCAGACCACATCTTTACTAGCATCACATCAAGTGGTGCCGCTATCTACATCTCTGGTTACTCAGGTATCCAGTCAAACATCTACAAGTTCACACTCAATACATCTGGTGCTATGCCTACGCTGACCAGTGCTATCACGGCAGCTGAACTACCAGTAGGTGAAACAACATTTAAGATTAGTTATTACCTTGGCTATATGTCTATCGGTACCAACAAAGGTATGCGAGTAGCACAGGTATCAGACCAAGATGGCTCTATCGCCTACGGCCCACTGCTCTTTGAATCCACTCAGCCAGTCTATGACTTTGCATTCCGTGATAAGTACATCTGGGCTGCTACAGGTGTAGACGGACAGGCAGGGTTAACTCGCGTTAACTTGGGTACTGAGATTAGCCAGTTGGTCTTTGCCTATGTCTGGGATGTCTACGATCCAGATGACACCTTAGGTCACTACACAACGACCTGTGCATTTATGGGAGATACAGACCGCATTGCATTCTGCAACGCAGGCAATGGCTCAGATGGAACTATCTATATCCAGTCTGACTCTGTACTTATGCCTAGCGGATACCTACGTACAGGCTTTATCCGTTACAACACACTAGAGAATAAAATCTTTAAGTTGGTACAACCTCGTATTGATACCACCTTTGGTGCATTCAATATGTACTCTATCAGCGCAGAAGAAGTTGAGTACAACATCGGTACCTTTGCACAAGGCGACCCAGTGCCAGAGGTAAACGTTAACTACCCAATCGGTGCTAATCAGTACGTAGCATTTAAGTTTGAAGTAGAACGTGATACCAATGACTCAACACTTGGCCCACTATTTACCGGATACCAGGTTAAATCCCTTGCTGCTATTCCACGTCAGCGCCTTATCCAATACCCAGTAATGTGCTACGACCACGAGATGGATAAGTTCAACAATGAGGTTGGCTACGAAGGCTCTGCCTATGCACGTATGTCACAGCTTGAAGCAGTAGAAAACATAGGAGACACCATCCGAGTACAGGACTTCCGTACTGGTGAATCTTACATCGGACTCATTGAAGAGTTGGATTTCATTAACAAGACCCCAACCGACAAACGCTTTAGCGGATATGGCGGTTTACTACTCGTGACAATCCGGAGCGTGTGATGACACCACAAGACTACGCAGCCCTTGCCGTAGCCGTAATGACCCTACTAGGTGGCTTCTCTGCAGCCGTACGCTGGCTAGTAAAGCATTACCTGAATGAACTTAAGCCTAACTCTGGATCATCCTTAAAGGATTCAGTTACCAGGTTGGAAGAGAAGGTAGAAATTCTCTATCAGATTATGTTGCAACGAGGAGGCAAATGATTCCGTTAGCAAAGAAGGCTACCCCTGCAGCGATTGCAGTACTGCGCCAAGCAACAGCTCTATGGCCTAAGCGCAAGAAGGCAAGCGATGGCTTGCTGCCATCTAAGGCACACGTACATCAGAACCCAAACTCTGACCACAACTCTGGGTACGCAGTTGATTTAACACACGACCCAGATAAGGGTGTCTACTGCCAAGTAATCTACACAGAATTGCAGAAGGACCCACGTGTTAAGTACTTGATATTCAAAGGCCGCATCTGGTCAGCCAAGAATGGCGAACAGGTTTACACTGGCATCAACAAACACAACAAGCATCTTCACATCTCAATCAAAGAAGGATGTGGGGATGACACTTCCCCTTGGTTCCCTTGGGTTCCAAAGGCGAAAGCAATCAATAAAGTAAAGGCAGCAGTTCGGCCATTACCTAAGAAGAAGGAAGCCAAATGAACGCAAAGACAAAAGCAGTACTCGCAACATACCTACGTGCAGGAGCAGCAGCGGTAATCGCTCTATACCTTGCAGGTGAGACAGATCCAAAGAAGCTCGGCTATGCAGCACTTGCTGCGGTAGCTGGTCCAGTCCTTAAGTGGCTTGACCCAAAGGCTACAGAGTTTGGTCGTGGGTCTAAGTAATTAACCCATAAGCGCGAGGCAACAGCCCCTGCTCAGGAGAAATCCTGGGCGGGGGCTTTTTTTGCTTTTACAGCACAATGCCCCTGTAGGGATAGTGGGCTACAGGGGCAAAGGCGGACCGACCCATTCCTAGGAGGGCCGATACTTAAAAGATACCAGAATTACTATCGCCTGCCAAGTGAGTCTTTAATCTATGACAGTTTGCACAGAGCGTTTGTAAGTTAGACGGGTCGTTGTTGTATCTGTCTCCGTCAATGTGGTCCACGTCCAGCTGGCTGATATGGACTGGCTTGAAGTTGCAGTGCTGGCAGTAGTCTTTCTTGTGAACTGCATACGGGTATCTGTTCTTGATGACAGTGCGCTTGTAGACTGCGTAGCATCTGAATCTGCTAGAGGCGGTAGACATTCGGTTGTCTCTGACCTTGACTTTAGTTGGACCACAAACTGAGCATACACCTGTACGGGTCTGCTCGTTTACCTCAGTAAGTCTGTGCTTCATCTCGATCTACTGGACAAGGAACACGCACCAAATTGCCGCAGTTGACGCAGGTTGCGTCTAGGAAATACCATACCAACTCGTAGTCATCAAAGGATGCCATCACGTTAAAGACCTGTGACCCACAGGAACATACGTGGACTGGGCCTAAAGACCGCGTATCGGCCCCGAAAGGCTCAGGAATGCCATCGTAGGACCTACGCCAAGACCTGAATTTCCGCAGGGTTGGTAGACGGACCGACATTGCTTGGCACGGCTCCTTCCTGTGGTCAGTCGCCTCTCGGCTACGCCTCGGCCCCGACAGGGGCCGTCTGTTTAATTCGCCTTACGGCTCATATTGTAATCCGCTCAGCTTGGTATGTGTCTTACGACACGCCGTGATAGACTGGTACCTATGACCACATTGGTAGGGATTCAAGGAAGTGACTTCATAGTCTTTGCTGCTGACTCGCAGATAACTGACGGAGATCAACGCATCATCTCGGTAGAAACACCCAAGATAGTTACGACGGGTAAATACTTACTCGGCCTCACTGGTGACTCACGACCAGGTGACATCCTTGCCTATGCGTGGAAGCCACCGCTCTATCGTGGTGAAGACCCAACCAAGTTTATGGGTAGCAAGATACTTCCGAGTATCTCTGCATCCTTCAAGGAAGGTAACTACGAGATTGATAACAAGGAGATGAACTTCAGCTTCTTGATAGCCTTCAACGGAAATATCTTTTCTATCGGTGGTGACCTATCGTTTAACACATCCGAGCGTGGACTATTCGCGGCAGGCTCCGGTGGAAATTATGCACTTGGGTACTTGTATTCCTTGCCACCTAAGAATTACAATAAGTTATTGACGGCTAGTGTGGTAGCTGAGAAAGCGGTGCAGATTGCATCCATCTTAGATATCAATACCAGTCCACCGATACAAGTAGTTTCACAAGAGAGGATATACAAATGAAAGAGTTGATTGCATACTGCGGTCTTGCGTTCCTTATCGGGTTCGTGACAGCATACGGATTCGATGCTTGGCTACAGTGGAGGGATGACAAGAAGTGGCGATAGAAGACCCAAAGGAATTACTACTGCACGTACTGCATTCTCAGGATGCAAGTCGTGACCGCAGTACACAGACTGAGGTAGGTCCATCAGAGATTGGTGGCTGTCGTCGTAAGGTGTGGTACCGATTGAATGAACAACCACATACCAACGAGAACCAGTCAAAGCTGGCTGCCATTATGGGTACTGCTATCCACGCTACTATCGAAGAGGCTATTACTAAACTCGATCCTGAAGCAAAGGATTACCTAGTAGAAACAGAAGTTTCCTACGATGGTATGAAGGCACACGTTGACTTGTTTGTACCAAGTACAGGTGCAGTCATTGACTGGAAGACATCCAAGATTAAGAACCTTGGTTACTTCCCATCCAACCAACAGCGCTGGCAGGTACAGCTCTATGGCTACTTGCTATCTAAGAATGGCTACGAAGTTAAGACAGTTAACCTGGTAGCAATAGCACGTGATGGTGAAGAGAAGGATGTCAAGGTACATAGCGAGCCATACGATGAGGCAATGGCGCACGCAGCGCTGCTTTGGCTAGAGAATGTAAAGGCAAGTAAAGAGTTACCACCTGCTGAAAAGGATGCAAGTTTCTGCAAGTCTTACTGCCAGTACTACGATGCCTCTGGTGAGTTGGGTTGCACGGGTTTGATAAAAGAACGTATCGTCCTTAGTGAAGTCGTGATTGAGGACGAAGAAGTTGACAAGCACGCACTGCATTACTTACAGTTAGACAGCAAGATTAAGGAGCTGGAGAAAGAGAAAGAATCTTTGAAGGCATCCCTTGAAGGCGCTGTTGGCGTTACTGCTAGCGGTGTTGAAATCAGTTGGACAACAATCAAAGGTCGTGAGACAGTTGATGCAAAAGAGGTTGAGAAACTTCTGGGGTTTGTTCCGAAGATTGTCGGTAACGAATCAGTAAGAATCAATATCAAACAAAGTGGAGGAAAATAAATTGGCTGCAAATGAAAACACCAAGTTCCAAATCAACTACAAGTTAGCTGACGGAACACTCATTAATCTGTATGCTGCAGATGTACGCGATCTTGAGACAGGTCTAACCGACCTATCAATGGTTGCATCCCTCATCAAGTCAACATCAGCAGAACTATCAGGCGGTAACGCAACTGCTTCAGCTGTTGCTGCTATCACTCAGTCCTATCCTGCAGCGCAACCAGTTGCAGTAACACCAACAGGTCAAGATGCTGCATCTTCTGTGAAGATGTGTAAGCACGGGCAGATGTCATACCGCACAGGTACAGGACAGAAGGGTCCTTGGCAGGGTTATATGTGTGCAGCACCTAAGGGTGCGCCGGATAAGTGCGAGACTATCTGGGTTCGTTAAGTGTATGCGCGAGCCAAGGTTCTATGAGAACCCATCTTGCGCTGAGATAGGCGGGGACCTGTTCTTCCCGGAAAGATTTGAACAACCCTTTGGCAATATCGAAATCAATATGGCCAAGAGAATCTGCCTATCTTGTCCTCACCAAAGCGAATGTGCTGAGTGGGGAATTAGAAAAGAAATACACGGGATCTGGGGCGGTCTGTTAGAAACAGAACGCAGAGTAATCCGTAGACAACGAGGCATTACACTGAGGGAGGAAGGCGTTGCTTAGTTTACAACGTGCGTGGGGAACTGTTCTCACGAAGGCAACGCCTCTTCCTGACGTATGGAAAGCGCTAGCAGATAAGCAGATTAAGTTCCGTAGGGGACAGGTCTGTATGGTGGCTGCGGCTCCGAACGCAGGTAAGTCTATGTTTGCTTTGATATATGCAGTCAGGGCCGGGGCGCCTACGCTGTTCTTCTCAGCAGATACAGATACCACAACTGTAATGATGAGAGCTGCTGCTCATTCATCTGGTCATAACCAGGTAACTGTGGAGCAGAACTTATCTACCAACTCGCACTACTACGACAAACACTTTGACAGGCTAGGCCATATCAAGTGGGTCTTTGATTCCAGTCCATCCCTTGACGATATAGAGTTAGAGATAAAAGCCTACGTTGAACTCTATGGGATAGCACCGGAGTTAATTATCATAGATAACTTGATGAACGTAGCAGCAGAGACTGATAACGAATGGGCAGGACTGCGTGCCATTATGATGGAGCTGCACGATATGGCACGTAAGACTGAGGCTTGTGTGCTAGTACTGCACCACGTCAGTGAGCAGTCAGAGTATGGCTCACCGACTAGACCACCAGCACGCCGTGCTATTCACGGCAAGGTTAGTCAGTTGCCAGCGTTGATCCTTACACTTGGCTATGACCCGATAGATGGTGCTTTGAATGTGGCAGCAGTAAAGAATCGCTTCGGGCCACACACTGCAGATGCCTCTGATTATGCAACCCTTGCGGTAAACTATGGGTCCTGCCAGATATCAGATAAGGATGCGTACGGAGCGATGCTACAAAGAGATGCACGAGCTGGTTATATAGGCAACTATATCCCGCAAGATGAGTACGGAAATGAGATAGCGGTATGAAAGAAAATGTTTATGTAGCTTCTCCTTTTCACGTATGCGTATTGCCTCAAGCAAATCGTAAATGGCAAGTAGGGCAAGTTTATTCTTGCACTTGTGGCAATTTATTTAGAGTGCAAGCATATTACGAGGGCAAAGGTTTTACGCATATCGGAAAGGTTACTAATGGCTAAGACAGAGATTCAATACCTGAAGAATGAGATTAAACAACTCAAGGCTGATATGGCTAACCTACTGATGGTGCTGATTGATATGAAAGTATTGAAGATTACCAAGGATGAGAACGGCAACTTGGTTTACGATACAGGTAAGAAGAGTGAGTAGTCCTAAGTACAACAAGGCAAAGGGTGCTGCATTCGAGATTGATGTAATGAAATGGTTTCGTGGTCTGGGTGTCTTAGCTGAGCGCTTACGCTTGGCAGGCAAGGACGACGAAGGAGATCTAGTAGTAGTCGTTACGGGAAAAACCTACATACTAGAACTCAAGAACACCGCAAGACTAGACTTGCCGGAGTTCTGGAGACAGGCAGAGGTTGAGGCGCTTAACTACGCTAAGGCTCGTGGTATTGGGGAAGTTCCACTGCATTATGTTGTAGTTAAGCGTCGCAACGCTGGCATAGAAAAGTCGTGGGTGGTCTGCGACTTAGAGCAATGGTTAAAGGAGAAACAATAATGCCAACACCACAAGGTGATATCACAAGCACAGAAACCTGGAGCGAGACTCCAGCTGAAGAAGTACTAGAAGTTATCGAAGAAGAACTACCAGAAGAAGAACTGGACCAAGCGTGATCTGCGAACCTTGTAGCAAAGCAGGCGAAGAGAACAGCGCCAACCATCTAAAGCGTGCTGCACACTGGCACGAGAAGTGCAACATAAAGGGGTGTGTATGTCAGCACAAGACTGGTCCAGGGTACGTAAGACGGGAAGGTTCAAAGGTTCCGTTGATGCAAACGCAATCCCCATAGCACCGATCATTCGGTACTTTGGTGGAGAAGTAAGAGAAGGTAAGGACGCATCCGTTCGCTGCTTGATGCACAATGACAGCAGGCGGTCTGCATCTATCAATACCTATGACAATTTATATTTCTGCTTTACCTGCGGTAAGGGTGGTAACGCAGCCAACATAGTGTGCATCATAGAGAACTTGGAGTTTAACGATGGACTTAAACGGGCAGTCGAAATTGCAACTGGAAGCGGCGCAGAGATACGCTCAGGAAATAACTCCAGAGGCAATCGTCGCCCTAGAAGAACGTGGGATATCTGAGTTAGTTGCAGCTAAGTTCCAACTGGGTACTGTCGTTGATCCTCTTAACGGACACGAGCAGTACGCTGGTTGGATATCCATTCCATATATCACAGCGTTAGGTCACTGCGTAGGCTTCAAGTTCCGTAGGTTAGATGCAGGCCTACCCAAGTATGGCTCACCTACAGGGCAGAAGGCACACCTATATAACGTCTCTGACGTTGCAGTCTTAAGCAAACATATTGTTGTCTGCGAAGGTGAGTTAGATACAGTCATAGTCTCAGGTGTGCTTGGCATACCAGCTGTTGGAGTCCCTGGAGTGCAGGCTTGGAAGCCACACTTTAGTAGATTACTTGCAGGTTATGACAGTGTTTACATTGTTGGAGACAATGACGTTAAGGAAGATGGGTCTAACCCAGGAGCAGACTTTTCTAAGCGTGTCCACCAAGAGGTATTGAATGGTGTAATAGTATCATTACCACCTAATATGGACATCAATGACTACTACTTAGCCTATGGAGCAGACGCTACTAAGACTTTGCTAGTAGGTGAGCTGATTGGATAAGAGTGATTGGCAACAGATGATACAGACTTTGCATACTATGGGCTTTCACATCTTGCAGATCAACGAAGAAGAGGAGACTCTACTAATATGTCCAACTCGAATCCGCTTGTAGACCACTTAGCAGTTGCTGGTTATCGTGCAACTGGCGTATCAACTGAGGACTTAACATCCTTCATTGAATCCTTTGCCTCCCTGCGTGCCTCACGTGTGCGTGGTGTGGGTGCTGACCAGTATGCGATGGCACAAGGGCAGAAGTTTGAAGCCTTTACTACATCAGACATTATCCGAGAACTGGTTGAAGAGCTGGCCGATGCTAGCAATTACATAGACTTCCTCGCTATCAAGTTACTCAACTTGCAACACACTATAGATTTGGTGCTACCTGATTGTGACTGAACTACACGAGAACATCTATGACATAGTACCGAGCGTGGCTACTGCCATTCACAATAGGTATAACAAGTTTGTAGAAAAGGATGACATCAAGCAGGAGTGCTTGAAGTGGGCGCTGACTCGTGCTGCTTACATCAACGAGCAGTTATCAGAACCTGATACCAAGAAGCGCCAGCATAACGAATCACGCCTTGCCTATCAGATGAGGCGAGTAGCAGAGCGCTATGCACGCAAGGAGAAGGCTGCTAAGTCTGGGTATAGCATCACAGATGAGGCCTACTACGAGAGCGCTACGCTGGCACAGCTGTTGCCGTTTGTTATTGCTTCCGTACTAGATGGCACAGTGCTGGAGCAGGCACAAGAGATGATCCGTGATGGTCAACCTAAAGGTTCGTCAAGTCCCGCAGAAGGTGGCAACCTGCTTGCAGTCCTGGTTGATATCAAGAAGTGCTATCTCAACCTTGATGCAAACTCACAGCAGTTACTGACGCTGCGCTACCACGAGAACTTTACACTGGCACAGATAGGTGGCGTACTAGGTTGTGCTGTATCTACAGCAGAGCGCAGATGTATGAACGCTATCCGTAAACTACAAGAAGAACTCGGCGGAGTGAGTCCGTATAAATAATGAACGAGTTAGTTCTCTTTGACTTTCTTAAACTTAATCTTTACCCAGATTTAGAGAGAGCACCTGGCATCTATGATGCCTTCGACTGCACCAGTGTAAAGGCCGGTCACTTCATAGAGCTGAAG